CGAAAGATAAGGTAGAGGAAATGTACAGGTAATCCTCAAATTACTTTCTGGAAAGTTACTTATCGTAGATATACTAACTTTGCCATCGAATCAATCGAACAAACATTCAACGGTCAAGCTGATTTCGGACGTCGTGTCCAATGTGTGATCTCCAGAAACGGAGATCTTGCTTACCGCACTTATTTACAAGTTACTCTTCCTGAGATCAACCAACTTATGGGTCTCGGAAACTACTCCAGCGGACAAAACACAGGTGTTTATGCTCGTTGGTTGGACTTCCCTGGTGAACAATTGATCGCTCAAGTTGAAGTCGAAATTGGAGGTCAAAGAATCGATCGTCAATATGGTGACTGGATGCACATCTGGAACCAATTGACAATGACCTCCGAACAACAACGTGGTTACTTCAAGATGATTGGTAACACCACTCAACTCACCTTCATCACTGATCCTTCTTTCTCTGATGTCGAATCACCTTGTGACTCCTTGGCTCCTCGTCAAGTTTGCGCTCCAAGAAACGCTCTTCCAGAAACCACATTGTATGTTCCTCTTCAATTCTGGTTCTGCTGCAACCCTGGTCTTGCCCTTCCTTTGATTGCTCTTCAATACCACGAAGTCAAGATTAACCTTGATATCAGACCTATTGATGAGTGCTTGTGGGCTGTTACCACATTGAACTGCAACACACAACCATACTCTGGTGCTCCCGGCCAATACTCTGTTGGTCGCCCAGTTCCTGCCACCATCGCCTACAACCAATCTTTGGTTGCTGCCTCTTTGTATGTTGACTATGTCTTCTTGGATACTGATGAGCGCAGAAGAATGGCCCAAAACCCTCACGAGTACTTGATTACACAACTTCAATTCACTGGTGATGAGTCTGTTGGTTCTTCTTCCAACAAGATCAAGTTGAACTTCAACCACCCTGTTAAGGAGCTTATCTGGGTCGTACAACCAGATCAAAACGTTGACTACTGCTCTTCCTTGACATGTGATGCTCTTCTATTCAAGGTCCTTGGTGCTCAACCTTTCAACTACACTGATGCCATTGATGCTCTTCCTAACGCCATCCATGCTTTCGGTGGACCTGCCTCTGTTGCCGCAGACTCTCGTGCCTACATTGATGCTCGTGGTTTGTTCCAAGATGCTGGTGCTCTTGACTACATGCCAACTCAATTCGATGCTGGTTTCACTGGATACTGGCACGGACCAGGCAATCCATCCAATGAAGCCAACCTTGGTGGACAACAAGTTCCTTTGAATACAACCGGTCTTTCTGCTGCTGAAATTGCTGCTCTTTCATCCGGAACTACTTCTCCTCACCTTGAGAACTCTGGTGTTTCTGATGCCGGTACATTCGTGTTGTCTGAAACCTCTTTGGATATGCACTGCTGGGGTATGAATCCTGTTGTCACTGCTAAACTTCAATTGAACGGCCAAGATCGCTTCTCTGAGCGTGAAGGAACTTACTTCTCTTGGGTTCAACCATACCAAGCTCACACTCGCAACCCTGATGAAGGTATTAACGTTTACTCTTTTGCTCTTCGTCCAGAGGAACACCAACCAAGCGGCACGTGCAATTTCTCCAGAATTGATAATGCCACACTTCAATTGGTCTTGTCTAACGCCACTGTTGAGGGAACCAAGACTGCTAAGGTTCGTGTCTATGCTACCAACTATAACGTGTTGAGAATTATGAGTGGAATGGGGGGGTTGGCATATTCCAACTAAACACCTTATATCGTGTGGTTTTTATTTATATATTTTAATATTAAAATTTAAATACTTATATTGATTTTTAATATTAAAAGCAAAAAACAAAATCGCTTCTCCAATCGGCGAAGCAATTTATATTTTATGTAATTAGTTACATGATAAATGTTGCTTTTGTAACAACAAAAGCAAAGGATCTCCATAGTATGGACGGGCTTTTAAAACTTTGCTCCTGAACCTTCATGAGCAAAAATTATGTAATATATTATTGATGTAAAATTACTTAAATAATGGGTGTAATAAATATATATACACCCATGGAAGTAGTTAAAGCATTTAATAGTAATAGTTTACATACAGAAATAGTTATAAAAGGAACATGTGAAGAACCATTATTTAGAGCTAATGATATTGGTGAAGTATTAGAAATGAGTAATATAAGAGCTCATATTCAACATTTTAATGAAAGCGAAAAGGTCGTCAATACTATTGACACCCTTGGTGGTTCCCAACAAGTAACATTTTTAACAGAAAAAGGTTTATATAAAGTTCTATTTAAGTCTAGAAAACCAATCGCAGAAAAATTTCAAAATTGGGTTTGTGAAGTGATTAAAGAAATTAGATTAAATGGAGTTTACGATTTACAAAAACAATTAGAAAAACAAAAAATGGAAATCCAATTATTAGAAAACATTAAAAATAAAGAAATGGAAGAAAAAATTACAAAAGAAAAAGAACTAGAAAAAGAAAAATTATTATTAACACAGTATGCTAATATAGGTTCCATAGTATACTTAATTAAAGTAAAGACTAATGAAGACGGAACATATATTCTTAAACTTGGTGAAAGTAGAGATGGAATAACAGGACGTTATAATGAATGCAAACAAAAACACAAAAATATTTTATTATTAAACTGTTTTCAAGTTGATAAATCAAGGAATTTTGAGCGTTTTTTATTAGCTCATAAGGATATAAATCAAAATAGAGTATTTAATTTACAAGGGCATGAATCAGAAAAGGAATTGATATTAATTGGAACTAATTTAACATATAAAATGTTACTAAAAATTATTGAAGATAATATTGATAATTATAAATATAAAGTTAATGAATTATTATTAGAAAATAAATTGTTGAAAGAAAAAATAAATTCAAATCAAACTGTAATTCAAACAAACTCTAACAACGAAATAACAGAATTAAAACATCTAATTGTTAGCTTATCTTGTGAAATAACTGAACTTAAAAAAACTAACCAGCTTATTCTAAATAAACTGAACTCACAAGAAACCAAAGTTGTAACCGGCTTTAATCAACAAATGCCTCATTTGGGTCCACGATTACAAAAAATTAACCCAGAAACATTAAAATTAGTAAAAGTATATGAATCGGTGACCGAAGCAATGAATGAAGATAAAAATCTCAAAAGACCAAGCATATCAAAAGCTGTTGAGGAAAACACTATTTATTGTGGATTTCGTTGGTTATTAGTTGAGAGAAATTTAGATCCAAATATCATTCACTCAATCCAACCAACAAAACAAACCAAACTCCAAAATTTAGGATATATCGCCAAATTAAACGCAGATAAATCAGAAATATTGAATGTATATCTAGACAGAAAAACAGCGGCCGAGTTAAATGGATATCAAAACTCATCAGCCTTAGATAATCCAGTAAAAAATTGTACGGTCACTAATGGAAATTACTATACACTATATGATAAATGCGAGCCAAATTTAATTCAAAATTTTGAAGAAAAATATGGAGAGCCAAAATTATATAAAAATGGCGTAGGTCAATATGATATGAATAATAATTTAATTAGAGAATTTGGATGTAAATATGATTGTATTAGAGAACTAAAAATGAGTGATAAAACATTAGCAAAAGCATTACAAAATAATATTCCATATAATAATTATTATTATAAGGAAATAGGAGCAAAACTATCTATTCAATAAAAAATATAATATTATTTATAAATTTTTTATTGAAATTTTCAAAATATTTCTTTTATTTAAGCATCATCTAGTTCATCTCTTTCCATAACAGTTTCTGTGTGTTCTTCATTTCCATCATAAGGATCAAACTCTTCATCAATTCCTTCATCTAATTCTTCGTTGTCATCTTCATCCGGGACTTCCACATATTCACCATTTTCATAAATTACCTTTCGACTATTAAATAACTTATTCATATTTCTAACTTCCGGTTTTTCTGTTTCACTTGTAAATAACTTAGCAATTTGCGAATCATCTCTAAATCTAACAGTATATGTTTGCTGAATATTATTTCTACCAATACGACCCATAGCTTGGATAACTTTTTCTTGCGTTAAATCCAAATCTTTACTCAAGAAACCATGACAGAATTGATAATTTGTTCCATAAATATAATCACTTGATGCGATAATCATATACAGTTTCTGTTCGTCCGCAAGTTTCTTCATAATTTCCGTATAAGCAATATTTTCATGATTAATAAACACACCAATTCCCATCATCAAAAGAACCTTCCATAAATTATCAACTTTATTTAGGGCCATAATATCGCACACAACTTGTTCGTCAATGGAACTTGTAAATGCGTTTGAAATATTTGCGTCGGCCGCCCATTTTTCCAAATGATTTTTTTTATTCGGAACAAATGTATCATTTAAGCACGCGCGTTTAATCATTGCTCTTAATGCGTTCATCTTTTCGGTCATCTTATTTAAAGCACCTTTATTTTGTAATTCATCTGGAATATCTTTACTTAACTTTTTAGGATCTTTATTTGATTTATTTCTACCACTAACACGTTGTCCTTCATGGAAACTGTTTACTGAATTTTTTACCTTAGCATCAATACCCTCTTTAATAGCTTCCAATTCCTCTTCAATTTCACCAATCTGTGTATTTATAATATTATTATATTCAATCTTCTTCATCAAGTCCTCCATAACAGAGTTCGGGATATTTGATTGTTGGACGCAGAATTTCGCTATTTTTTCAATATCATTTGAAATAAATATAGTCGGTCCATCCGTTAATGTATAAGAATCCTTAGTTGTGACATAAACACCAGATGTTCCTTGTGGTACAGGTTCAACAACCCTAGAACTCGCGCTAGTGATCTGTTCGGAAGCAAGTCTTGAAAGTGGTGCGCCTGATAAAGAACTAGACGAATTTGTATTTATACCAGGACCTAAGCTGCGAATTTTTTGTATTTTATTACCTTTTGTATCAACAGCA